CATTAACTTAGGCGACAGTTTAGTGGTTCCAAAGTTATCGCCATGGTATATCGTAATCTGCTTACCTTCAAGTAAGAATGATTCCTCCAAAAACTCTTTGTAAGTCTTCATAATTCTTTCACTTTTCGTTTGGATGCCAATAGTATAAAACTATTTATCACACAATAAAACCACCAGAGATTGGGTCTGGAATCTCTGTGTTCGCTCCAAACGTGTCACAAAAAGACGATAGATTCTTTATAAGGTAAGCTTCTGAAATTTCAAATTGTTTTATAGCCTTCCTATAAGCCTCAAATTCCCTAAATTCGTCTATGTCATCAAGAGGTGGATTGCAATGGGTTATGCTTTCTTTTCAACAAAAATCTTTGGAATTCCAGCACGATCATAGTTGATTTCTGCAATCAAGTCACCGCCGTAGCTGTAATGAGTATGAAGTAGTCGCGTCCATGCGTCAAGTATTAATTTTCCAAAATATAAAGAAGTTCTTTCAATTGGGATTTTAACAGTTCTTTATCTTCAATCATTACATTAACACTTCTGATTACACTAGGTCGATGATGACTACCAACAAAATAACCTTCAATGAAGTTTTCGACCTTGTTACAAAGGATATCAGTTTCGTGACGCTTTGCTTGTTGCTCGGAATCGAATGTTTTGCCATCAGCAGTTTGATACATCTCAATAATTTTCATATCATTCACCTTTAAGAACTTCGTCTTCTGAATTAATCACACCTAGATAAATCAAGTGGGTTTCAATATCAGATGGGTTATGTAAATTATCAACAAATCCATCTTCGACTAGATCAAATCCATGAATTTCAAAAATGGTGGTTTCGTTTTCATCACGGACATCAGCAAAGAATTCACCACGTTCATCAAGGTTAATGTAGTAGTAAAATGTAGTCATCTTCAATCTCCTGATTCGTTTAACTTCTCTCTCACTACACAACCATTATATCATAGTGAGGTAGGATTGCAAGGATTCAGTACATCAATTCAGTGATTCTTTCAATTGCTTCTTTGTAGGTCATTCTGACCTCATCAACACAACCATTATAACAATAAAAAAAGGGACTCGCAAGCCCCTTTTTTCTATTCTTTATCTATTTCCACTTCACCCCACCAGAAATTGGTTCTGGAATATTCGTGTTAGCCCCAAGCCCTTCGATGAATTTTTCAAAGTTCTTTGCAAGATAACACTCAGCTTCAAACAATTTTTTAACAGCATCATCATACGCGCATTCTCTACCCACTTTAACATCATAATCTATGAAACTGTAGCAATGTGATTCACCGACAAACATATGACCACTTTTTAATTTCATGAAGCATACGGTTGATTTTTCACAATATGCATAATAAACATATTCGATTTTATTCTTTACACTATTCATTGTTGGTTTCATTTTTAATTCCTTAGTTTAAAATCCTATATCAAAATCTTCGTTTTCATCGTCACGGCGCATAACACCCACTTTATACTGGCCATTATCCTGTTCTTGTGGTGATGCCTGTGTTTTTGAAATGTCAAGCCAATTTTCCATATACTTTAATGGGTTTGCTTTTGGCATAGTGTGTTCACTTTTAACTTTCAAAAACTTATACACATCCTTAGAACAAAATAGCGCCCATTGAGACAAAACTGATTCGTTCAAGCCTACCAGTTCACGACCTTCTGAGAATAGATATTTGTTCCATGTCAGTTCACCGTTCACAACCTCATCAACTAAAGCTTTGATCTGATCAGCACATTGCTCCATGGCAATTTGTCCACGCTCGGTTTTTAGTTCTGCTGTAATAACTCTCTTGTCAAATTCAGCATGAACTTCTAACTCATCTTGTGCAATCTTTTGAACGGCTTTTCCAATAGGCCCAAACATACCTGTATCACAAATAGCAAACGTCACGGCAAAGCTGGACATAAACTGGATGCGCTCAAGACATAACAGTGCCACAAACACCATGAAAGCCTTATTATAGGTATCTTGATTGTTCTCAATCATACCCAGTGCATACATATGTGAGGCTTTGTGAGCTTCGCTAAACACCCTAGACACGCTGACCATACGCGACATAGCTTCTTCAACTTTTAGAACCTCAGAAATGATCACAGATGGATCATCAAAACTACTACGCACAATTTCAGAATACGTTGCAGAGTGTAGCACCTCGTTGTCTGAGATGCGTTGAATTGCAGCCCACAGTTCGGATGATGTAATAAACGGAGCCATCACAGGAGCAATGCTTCGAGAAGCCACACTATCTGCTTCCCATTGCCAAGCCAATGTTTTGATCATTATTTCATAGACGCTTTCGCTACAAGTCTTAAACTCTACGTTGCATGAACTATAATCAAACTCATTTTCATCCCAGTCAAGAGATTTTTGAGTTTTGTACATTTTCCAAATATCAGGGTAGTGTTTGTTGATTGTATCAAACAACCCTGATTCCTGACCCCCAAGCAAAAGCTTGGGTTTTTCGTAATCTGTTTTTTCTGTGTTAAAAACGTTTTTATCAATCGGCATTTATTTCTCTCTTTGTGTAAATTTGTTTATATTGTACAACCACCATCAGGGCCACAAGCTGGTTCGCCTGTGTCTAATTCAAAACCGTCACTGGTTTTGCTGTTTACGTAATATCGAGTCTTCATACCCATTTTAGTCATGTAAAAGTAATCAGTCAACATTTCTTTTGAACCAATCACTTCATCACCAATTAGCTTTCTATACAAATCCGCACTAATTCCTTGATCAGTAAATTTTTGTACAATCGCATAACAATCAATCAAATCTTTTGTTGGTATATCCCATACAATTTCATATTTCTTTGCAAGTTTTTCACCGTCTGGCGCACACCAATTAATAATAATGTTATTATCTGATTTAAGCATAGAAATGTCGCGCACAGGATACAACCCGTTCGTTGTTCCAGAAGCTTTAGAACTGGACTCACTAGGCATATGTGCAACCAACACTGAGTTACGAATACCACCATTGGTAATGACTTCGCGCCTCAATTCTTCCCAGTCATATTTTAATTCAGTCCCTACAATTCCATCAACATTTTTGTTGTATGTGTCGATAGGCAACCAACCTACAGGCCATTTCGTTTTGTGTATCCATGGCGCGTTACCAAGCTCTTTAGCCAATTGCAAACTTGCTTTGATCATGTAGTACATATGCTTTTCTGAGATTTCATGAATCTCTTTCTTGCCCTCAGTCGTGCTATAAAGCAATCCTTTCTTAGCCATGTGATGCGCTAAACCAATAATACCAACCCCAGCATTCAACCTACTCTTAGCGGTTACAGACAAGTGAGGTAGCTCATAATGCGTTCTATGAATGCATTTGTCAATCATAAGCAAAGAATAGTAACAGGCTTTTTCATAGTGTTCGTCATCTTTAATATGACCAACTACAACACCAGCCAAACTACACAGAGCAATTTCCCCTCGGCCATGATCTTCTGTAGAATACAAATCAGCCATGTTTTCATAACCCTGTGTTGGTAAGGATATTTCCGCACACAAGTTTGAACTAAAAATTCTATCATGAAATGGAGTATGTCTGTTCATTTCATCAGGCCAATGCAAATACGATCTACCCGTTTCATAAGCTTCATTTAATGATACTATCAAAGCTTTCCTAGCATTGATATACGTCTTTTTAAAACTATCATCAGCTTCATACTTTGCATATAGGGTAGCAAACAGTTCTTCGTTATCGCTATAAAATGCTTTGTACAAGTCTGGTGCTGTAAAGCTATTGAACAAAAAGACATCTTCTTTCTTAGCTACTTTTCTAGCATAGAATTTGTTTGTTCCTGCATTGTAATCCATACCTCGAATCTTTTTGTCTTCTGTTGACATTGGATTCTTTAGCTGTGAAATAACAGCCACTTCTGGATCAAACATAGAATAGTATGTTGTAGCAGCGCCACCCCTACCATTTTGTAGGTTGGCTTTGATAGCACCAACTAATGAACGATAATACGGGAGCTTTCCTTGATGTTCAATGGCACCGCCTCGAACGGGATCACCGACAGATCGAATTTGGTGGTGTGCGCCAATACCAGCACTCATATACGTCATGGTATATGCGATATGATCACCAACACCAATAGACTTAGCACTATCATTAACAGTATATAAACAACAACTGGCAAAGCCCCTCAGAGGTGTTCCAAGGTTGACATAGTTGGGGGTAGGGGCATTGATCACCTTGTTGGATAAAAGCTCATAAAATGCTTTTACGTCAGTCATACGCCGTTCTTTTGGCTGGTCTTCTGACAGAGCCATAGCCATACGCATATACACAAACTGTTGTGATTCATATTCTTCACCGGTAACTCGGTTCATCAAAGAATACTTTTCACGAATCTGTTTTAGTTCAAAGTGTGTAGCCTTCAAATCTTTGCTGTGATCAATCAACTTTTCGACTTGTGCATATTCTTCATCACTGTAGCCCAAATGTTCCATTATACCAATTTCTTGTAGTTTTCTATGAAGACTTAATACAGATGGAATATTATCATCGAATACGGTTTTATAGATTAACGCACCATACAAACGACCAGCCATACGATTATATGACCAAGAATTATGTTCAAGGCATGTTTTAATAAGTCTTTGTTGTAATGTCTGAGAATTGCATTCTTTTGGTAGAGTATTGACAGTATACAAAACGACACTTGACCAATCGACTCTCGTTCCTAAAGTTCTTGCAGCCCACTCACCCCATTGATTTACTTTTGTTGGTGAAAATGGTTGTTTGGAACCATCTCGCTTAATAATTGTTTCTATCATTACTTTCCTCTTCATTTTAAATGTTATCGCAGATTAAATAGTCTACAATAGCCGTGGAGTCTATCACGTCACCGATAGGCGAATCAACATTTTTTCGTGTATAATTCATGATGGTTTTTAAGTCTGTGTCAAACCGATCATCAAACGCTTCTAGCATGGCTTCTTTCTTAGAATTGCCTTTACCACAAAAGTGTTTTTTGATGGTGGTTGGTGCAGGTGTGGTGAACTCAATTCCAGCTTGCCATAACTTCTGTTTAAGAATGCCTGTATTTTCAGCTATTTCGAAAATTTTCCCTTTTGAGCCAAGGCTATAACCTTCTAAGGCAACTTGTTTTACGTTGAACTTTTGCAAAATAGCAAGCGCCCATTCACTAATATTGTCAAATCTTTCCATCTCAGATTCATAGGGAATATGTGACATTCCATAGATGTTTTTGTTGAAGACAGACTTATATTTAGTCTCAGAAGTATAGAAAAATACCTTTACATCATTGAAATTAACTATAGGCTTCATAGGATGAATTGCAATTGCTG